AGAATTTCTTCCTGCAGTACGTGAGACATATGACCTCTAACACGGAAATTCATGTAGAAGCCACAGGCTCTGCCGTATTCCAAAACGGGACAACGGCGCCCAAAAGTCCCTCTAACTCCGCTCAGGAGTTAGAAGTTCCCTGTGCACCATCAGCCGCGCTGTCTAGACAGCTAGACACTCAATTCAGCCATTACATGTGGGCTGAAGATGCGTGGAGGGCCCTTACCCGTTCAATGATAAGGTACCCTGGACCGCATGATCGTTTGTTCCAGAGTCGACAAAAGGAATCTTTCATCGAGTTGTATATGAGACGCTCGAGAGAGGGAACTGCCATTTCTTGGCTAAAGTTCCATACATCGTACATTTTCGCATACGCTCTGGGACAAGACGAACTTCCTATTCCTCCGGGTCTTTACGTCGGGGACGAAAGACCGGGAAGAATGGTAGGGGGATCTCTAGGACGCGCTATTCGCAACGTCATGGAAAGAGGGAGAAAAGGCAGCTGGCCATTCCGTCGCTGTGCTTATGACATGTTGATGTCAAAGCTAGGTGACCCTTGTGCCCCTGACTCTTTCATAACTCGGACCTTGATGGATCACCGAAATGCCATGACTCGTGTGGCGGGTGATGAAACTGACCATGAAGAAGAGATCCTTTATGAGATTGAGCAGATGATTGCTCTGATCTGCAAGAGTGTGTACCGCAATGTGTGTTTTTATCACACAGACCCTATTCCTTCTCTCCGGGCTTGCCATGAGAACGGAATCTTGAACGGGGGTGCCTTAGGCGCTCTGGTTTCTGATTTCGATTCGAAGTCCGGTCTGTTCTTGCCTGAACCAGATACACTCTTTTCGATGCTTAACATCAATGAGACCATCCACGAACTTAGGTTTGTAGACATGTCGGAGCGAGTTCGTCTTTTTCAAGACGGTATCGACGAGCTTTGGATGTCTCGACTTGAGTCCGAGAAGTTAAGCGCGACGCCTGTTCCCTTACTTGAGCCTCTCAAGGTTCGGGTGATCACTAAGGGAAACGCGGCAGAATACTACCGTGTATCAGAACTCCAAAAGATGATGCATGGTGCTCTTCGTAAACATCCAGTCTTTCAATACATAGGCCATCCTATTGATGGTGTAGACTGGGCTTCAACATTTGGTGCTATTAACTTGTTGGAGGAGGATGAGTTCTTCGTTAGTGGTGACTATAAAGCTGCTACTGACAACCTTCGTCCTGATCTGGGTGAATTCGTCTGGAAATGCATTTGTTCAAATGTGTCTCTTGGATGGAAGAAAGGTGTGAAACTTAGTTCCACACCCTACTATCACTTGGGTCTAAAGGCTTTGAACGGACACATCCTACATTACGGAAACGAAGATGTAGAGCAAACGTGGGGCCAACTCATGGGTTCACCAATGTCCTTCCCTATTCTGTGCATTGTAAATGCAGCAGCTACTATGGTGGCGCTGAAAGACAAGCAGATCTGGGGTCCCAACATTCCCCTTCGTATTAACGGGGATGATGTTGCTTTCATTGCGGATCATGTTAGCTACGAGCGATGGAAGGAAGTCACACACTTTTGTGGTCTGGACTTCTCGTTAGGTAAGAACTATACCTCGAGACAGTTTATGATCATGAACAGTGAGCTTCGGAGAGCGCCTAAGTCCTTGGACATTGTGGACGACTACCGGGAGTTCGGATACGAGCCGGATGAAGAGGGGGTTTGGAAGATGACCTACACACGTTGGTGGGTTCCTAAACCCTGGAAGTTCGAAGGGTTTGCCAACCAGTGCCTTTTGTATAATAAAATACGCAAGGGGAATGAAGCTGGCAACCTGAAAGACACTTACTGGACAGATCTTTCCAGCATCTCTAAAGAGATGATTCGCGGAATACCGCCCCGTGACCAATGGACCTTGTACGGAATCTTTTTTAAGACGTACGATAAGCAAATACGGGAGGCTCCAGTCGATGCGAATAAGTGGTTCCCAAAGAGTCTGGGAGGGATGGGCCTGGCTGTGCCGAGTAACGCTCGAGAACGTTCTCCAAAAGAACGTGGAGGGCCGGATGACGCACAACCGGGGAAGAATTCCTTAGGAATTCTTAAGACCCCAGAACATAGGCTTTTGCAACAACAGAAGGTTGCCGCCTATCTTTCCTGTAATCCTGAAGTGCGCTTAAAGCGTATTTCTCGTGCACGGGATCTCTTTGGTCCTTTGAACACGCTCTTCAAGGATCTTCGGCATTTATCAGACGCTCAGTGTCCTCGATTGATCCGGAAAGCTAGGATCTCGTCTGAGCGTACACCGATCATAGGG